TGGCTACCAGGTGATAGCACGTAAAGCTCACCCATCTCACAGGGACAGGATTAATGCCTTGAATGCAAAGCTACTCAATGCGAAGGATGAAGTTAAAATGACAGTTTCACCAAGCTGTATTGAACTAATTAAAGACCTGGAACTATGCCAGAGAGATAAGAATGGCGGATTGGATAAGTCAGACATTAAAAGGACACACGCCTTTGATGCTGCAACGTATGGGTTAGAATACAGACATCCCATACATAAACCCGAAACAAGGACATTTATAGTATGATAGTATTTTCATCAGCAGAGAAAGCAGTTAAGGATGCCTTAAAGAATTTTAAATCAAACAATATAGATTCATTCTTTAAAGACCGGAACACTGCTATTGATTATTACACCTACAACAATACAAAGAGATTTATAAAAGACAAATTTAAAGGTAGTATTAATCAAGAGATTGACCTTTATACCACCAAACTAACCAAGAGATTAATTGATAGAATCTCGCTGGTGTATAAGAAAGCACCAGTGAGAGAAGCAGATGACAAGTATCAGGATTTAATACCAACCAAGAATATTAAACTCAAACAGATGGAGAGGATTCATAACCTTGTAGGGACTATGGCAGTGAGGGTGAAATGGAATGGTATGAATCTCGAGTATGAACCATTGCTTGAATTTGAACCTATCTTTGACAACGGTGATTATTTAAACCCTGTGGCTGTGGTGTATTCACTAAAGCACCCCACAGGATCACGAACACAATCTCAGAATGAAATATTTGCATACTGGTCAGATGATGAGCATTTCCTGTTTGATTATCAAGGCAGGAGAATAGCACCATCAGAAGATAACCTGGATATGATTAATCCGTATGGAGTAATGCCTTTTGTATTCCTGCACAATGATCCCATAGATGAGTTCTGGACAACCGGTGAAGGGTTTGACATAGCAGAAGCCAATAAACAGATTGACCAGCAATTAACACAACTGGCATTCAAGCTGAGAATGAGTGATGGAATCTTGGCAGCAGAAGGCAGGGTTGATGCTAATAATATCCAGATAGGATTAAACAAACTCACAGTATTGGAAGATGGCAGGATGTATTCTGTCAATCCATCTACCAATATTCAGGTTTGCATTGAAGCAATCAAAGACCAACTGACACTACTCTCCACCAATCACCACCTTTCATTTGATTGGGGTGTGAATGGTAATCAATCAGGTGTAGCAATTAAACTTAACAACCTTGAACTCCTGGAAGCAAGAGAGGATGATGTAGATAAATACCGGACACTTGAGAAACAAGTCTATGGTATTGAAAGAGCAATATCTGAGGTTGAGGGCAATATTAATCTCCCTGAAGATATGTTTATAAACTTCACAGAAATAGACTTTCCTGATCCGGAGAATGAAAGAGCCAAATGGGATTGGTTATTTCAACACAATCTGGCATCCCCCATTGATTATCTAATGAGCAAGGATGCAGAACTCAAAAAGGAAGATGCAGAAGAAATTATAACAGCAAACAAAGAAATGAACACACCTACACCTAAAACCGGTGGACTCTTGGGTGCATTACAGAAACCGATAAATGCCTGATATATTACAAAGTGGTATAGATACATCAGCCAACATCTTTGCAGATGCAATTGAACGTGTGCAGATAGAACTGGTCCAACAGATAGTTGATTTAAGACAACAGGGACTCACCAATATTCAGATTGTCCAGGTATTAGAGGCAATTGATATGGAGAGCTACCTGCTGAATGATTTAGGATTACAATCTGATATTGATAACCTGATGCTGACCTATGCCAATGTATTAGAAAACCTGAATGGATTTGGTGCAGTAACTGAGGAATCACTCCAGGCATTGATTGAAATAGACAGAGCATTTTTTATGAGTGAATCACAGAATATGGCGAATACAGTCAGGCAACAGTTAGCCAGGGGTGTATTGGCAGATGTATCAGAAAGCGAACTAACAAGGGGCATTCTGGACGGAATGGGCGGTGTATTACGCAAAGACCAGGCAGCAACACTGGCAAACACTGCTCTGAATAGTTATTCCCGGAATGTGACTAAGATAATGGCAGATGAAATGCCGGAAGATACTAAATATTATTATCAGGGTGCATTGGATGACAGGACAAGGGATGTGTGTTTGGATATGATTGCAGCGGGAGAACTCACACAGTCAGAAGTTGAATCAAGTTATGGCGGTGCATTTGTTGATGGTGGTGGATTCAATTGCAGACATAGATGGACAATGGTCACAAGCACAGTGAAAACCAAAGATTCACAGGCAAGAAAAGAAATAGGGACAAGGAAGAATTATAACCCGGTAACTGCAAGAGGTGTTTCAGTTGGAAATTAGACCAAACAAACAATGGTGGATAAAATTAGGTGAAGAAGTCTCTGAGAGATTACGCAAGAGAACTAAATCCGGCAAAGGATTGGAGGGTTCTTTTAAATCTTATACAGCTGATTATAAAAAGAATAAAGCAGCAGGTAAATATAAAAGACAATCATCTACATCCACCAAACCAGACCTCACACTTACCGGTGATATGCTAAGGGATTTACAGGTCAGGGGTGCATCAAGGTCAGGTGTGCAGATTGGATGGACAGGTTCATTTGCTGAGAGGGTTGTGCATAATCAGGAGATGGGTAGAGAGATCACATCATCCAGTAAGGCACTACCTAAAGAATTACAGAATTATATACTAAACAGATTAGACAAGGAAGTTGGCAGAAAGATTAAAAAACAATCAGGCAAGACAACCGTGATTAAGGTGGGTGTATGAAAACCATCATTATGATATACGGTGCCGGATATTTGGCGGTGTTATTCACCTGGATATTCTCTGATAAATACAGAGCAATCTATTTGAGTGGCAGAACAGATATATCCGGGATATTGATTGGTTCATTTTTCTATCCTGTTGCTCTGTTTAATTATATCAAAGACGAATTTATAAAATAAAAGAAGGAGACAGTAATGTCAGACACAAAAGTCGTAGAAAATGAAACAGTCGTGGCAGACGTAAAAGAGCCAATCACTGAAACTGACAGTGTAAAAACAGAGAATACAATACCATATTCTCGGTTTAAGGAAGTCAATGACAAGTTGAAAGAGTATGAAACTAAACTTGCAAAGAGAGATTCCGATGAAGAAACACACAGGAAAGCAGAACTGGAAAAGCAAGGTGAGTATAAACAACTCTTGGCAGAAGCCAAAGCTGAGATTGACAGCTTAAAACCATATAAAGAGAAATTGGATGGATATGTGGCAGATCGCAGAGATGTGTTAGTATCGAAGTTGCCAGAATCCAAACGTGAGAAATATACCAACGCACCATTAGACATTCTGGAGGAGATTGTTGAAGATTTTACTAAAGCATCTCCAAGAGCAGGTGTCTCAAATCAACAGGCATCCAGGTTTGGCGGGTTTGAATCTTTGACTGAATGGGCAAGAAAAGACCCTCAAGGTTATAAAAAATTCCATCGCAACAATAAAGGAATAACTCTTGGATATAGCAGCTAAAAAGGGAAGATATAAACCCTTTGGAGTTGATCTTGATCCTAAAGGAGAATTAGCCGAAAACAACCTGCCTGATGGTGATATTGATGGATATGTAAGAGGCGAGAAGGTGAATTATGATAATGTCATTGATGAACTGGAAGAACGTGCAACTCGTGTATCTGAGGGAAAGCCACCGGTGGTTGGTAAAAAGTATTTTACAGGAATGAAATTTAGGAAGGATTAAAAATGGCTACAACTACAACTTCTATTGCTGCTGGTGCTTTAGATAAGGTGATAGCGGATTCGGTAATTGCATTCAATGAAGTGGATGTAATGTTTCCAATAGTATCACAAAAGCAGTGTCCCCCTGGGGCATTAACAGCACAATGGTCAGATTATACAAAGGTAGATTCCTCAAAGGTTGAGGAAGTAACTGAAGGAAGTAATGCTTCCGCTGTTACCAGTATTGCATCTGCTTCACGGTCATATACAGTAATTGAACACGTTATCCAGGCAGATTTAACAGATTTGTCTGTAATGGGCAATGCTGATGATTTAGCCGGGAATACAGGTGATATATTAGGCAACGCAGTGGCTGCTAAACTGGACAAGGATTGTGTTGGTCTGTTTGGATCATTTGTTCAAACTGAATCTGCTGCTGGGACAGCATTAAATCTCGGTCACATATTTGGCGGACTAAGACAGCTTCGTGCTGCTGGTGCTCCTGCACCCTATAACCTGGTTATGAGTGACCAGGGTATTTGGGGTTCTAAGGGACTGAGGAGTTTATTGGTTCAGGGTGGTAATACAGGAACTAATCCTGTCCCTCATTCACTTTTAGGTAGTGAAGGACAGGAAATGTTATCACGTGGTTTTGTTGACAGAATGGGAAATATTGATATTTATTTCTCTAATGAAATTGATGATGATGTAGCAACGCTTGGTGACTCTGCTTCTGGTATGTTCTCAAAGGGTGCAATTGGTCTTGCAATAGGGCCGGATGGACTTTGGAGAATAGAACCACAGAGAGATGCCTCAGCACGTATTACTGAATATGTTGCAACCGGTTTCTGGAAAGCTGGTGAAGTGAAAGATACATTTGGAGTGTATATTTTACACGATGTTTCTTAAACCACAGTCTAAATTGGGGGAGGGGCAACTCTCCCCCACTTGGGAGAATAGATGGCAACTTTAAATGATAATTTAAATACACAGTTTGATCACGATTCATCTGGTGGTAATCTGAATG